CTCCGTGCTTTATTGGACACTGCTCATATTAATAACTCCGCTACCATGCTTAAACTCAAAGGTGCGAAGATTAGCGGACAGTCTCAACAAATCGAAGTTACTCAAGTCACTGAAATAGAAGGCGCACCTGGCGTTGACGACGTTCGTAAGATTGCAATGCCTATGCCATTCAATCAACCGTCACCTGTATTGTTCCAATTACTAGGATGGTTAGATAACGCGGCTAAGGGTGTAGTCTCTACATCTGAAGAGAAGATTAAAGATGTAAATGCCAACGCTCCTGTAGGTACAACACAAGCTTTAATTGAACAAGGTGCGAAAGTATTCTCATCTATTCACTCAAGACTTCATGACTCACAGAAACGCGTCCTCATGGTACTCGGACGTATCAATCGTTGGTATCTTGACGAACAAAAGAGAGGTGACTTAGTTGTAGATCTTCCAATTACACGCGAAGACTTTAAACGCAACTCAGACATCGTTCCTGTATCTGATCCGCATATTTTTTCTGAAACACAACGTATGGCTCAAAACCAAGCTGTGTTACAACTTATGCAAACATACCCACAAGCGTTTGATGTTAATGCCGTTCTACAACGCGTATTAAAACAAATGAAAGTACCTGGTGTGAACGAGTTAATGCCTAATGCACCTAAAGCTGTTGAGCAAGATTCTGCAAATGAAAACGCGGCTATGGCTCTCGGTAAACCTGCATTCGCATATCCACGCCAAGATCATCTTGCACATATTCAAGCTCACTTGAACTTTGCATTAGATCCTAATCTAGGTTCTAACAACTTGATTGCTCCTAAATTTATTCCACAAGTTTTAGAGCATATCAAACAACACATGATGCTTTGGTACACAAGTCAAATGCAAGGTTATGTCACAGCTAACCCAAATCTTACACTTGAGAAATACGAAGATAGTAAGTTTGCTAAAGAGATTGACAAGATCATGGCGGTGGCTTCTGACCACGTCAAACTTGATACACAACAAGTGTTTGCGCAAGTCACACCTTCACTACAACAATTAGGTCAGGTGATGGCACAGTTTGCTCCACAACCACAAGTTGATCCTGCTGATCAAGCGTTGTTACAAGCTTCACTCGCTGAAACACAACGTCGTACAGCTCGTGATCAAGGTGACTTACAAATTGCACAGCAAAGATTACAAAACGACATGACGCAAGACGAGAAAGATAGAGAAGTCAAGATTGCGATGAATGCCGAAAACAATTTAACAACTGAAAGATTGAAGACAGCAGAACTTACTGTTGACGAACTTAGGTTGCGTAAAGAGCAGGAGCAGACTGCTATAAAACTGCAAAACGTAACTCAACGTAACTTAGGGAGATAACTATGGCAACGACCGATAAAGAACAATCAGGCGACTTAGTTAATATGCACAAGCGTATTAGCCACGGCGCATGGTTAGACGGTGAAACACTTCAAGAGTCAGGTTCCGCTACTATGCCAAAAGCAAATAGCGATCATGGCAACTTTGAAACAAGTGCTATCAAAAAAGATAACGCATGAGATATATTTCCGATGTTATTAGCGCTGTAGAAGCGCGTAAAGTAACGATAGAGAAGGCATTAGCGCAAGGTACCGCGTCTAACTACGACTCATATCAAAGACTCGTCGGAGAATATGCGGGACTTCAAACAACGATAGATATTATTAATAACCTTCTAAAAGAAGAGGAAGAAAAAGAACTATGAGTGACACACAGGTAGTTGGTGATTCAACTGATTTACGGGAAGCTTTTCCTGTTGTAGACCCTGGTGCTGTACCGTTAGGCGCAAGAATTTTAGTACAAATGCGCTTACCAAAGAAAAAAATGACGTCATCAGGCATCATTTTAGCCGAAGAAACTAGGGATACTGAAAAAGCACAAAACCCTGTCGGGAAAGTAGTGGCTATAGGTCCATTAGCGTTTAAAAAGCGCGACACAATGGAGTCATGGCCCGAAGGTTCGTGGGTAGATGTGGGCGATTACGTCCGCGTACCACGATGGACAGGTGATCGATGGGAAATTGCCATCAATCAAGACGACGTCGTGCAGTTCATGCTTATGAATGACCACGAAGTTATTGCTAAATTAACATCTAATCCACTAGAAATGAGGGCATTTGTATGATCGAAGATAAAGAAAATGAAATGATTGACGTTAAAGAAGAGGTTGATGGTTCAGCGGTTATTGAATTACCTGAAAGCATCCCTTCTCCTGACGTTAAAATAGAAGAAGACTCTGACGAAGGCGATGAACAAGCTAGACAGAGAGAATTAGCCGATGGAGGCTCAGTTGATCCTGACGCTGAAGCTGTTCGTGAAGCTAAACGAGCAAAAAGACGTGCTCGTAAAGACTATCACAAGCAAGTTTCAGTCGAAAAAGACACTAAACTCCATATGCTCGAGAGACAAAACCAAGAATTATTAGAAAGATTGTCTGTTGTCGAGAGAAAAACCCAAGGCGGTGAGATTGCACGCATAAATAAGGCGATTGAAGATCAAGAGTCTAAAATTTTGTTTGCAAAACAGAAAATTAAAGAAGCCACAGAGACGGGTAACGGTGATTTACTCACTCAAGCTCAAGAAATGTGGTATGACGCTAAAAAACAGTACGAATCTTTAGAAGGTTTAAAGAAACACTCTGTTCAACAGCCTCAACAACAAACTATTCAAGCACCTGATCCAATGGTAGCTCGCTACGCAGGTGATTGGATGTCTGAAAACCCTTGGTATGACCCTAATGGTCGTGATTCTGATTCGAAAATAGCTTTAACTATCGATCAAACCATGGCAGAAGAGGGTTGGAACCCAAAATCACAAGAATATTGGGAAGAACTCGATAATAGACTTGCAAAATATTTACCGCACCGTTATATTGGTGAAGTAGAAAAAAGCGTTAGTCCATCTACAAGAAGACCTAGAAATATCGTTACAAGTTCGGGTCGGGAAAGTGCGTCGAGTAGTGGTGGTAAAAATACATTTACCCTAGCTCCTGAGCAAGTCAGAGCAATGAAAGATGCAGGCATGTGGGATGATCCCGAGAAGAGGGCGAAGATGATTCGTCGTTATGCAACCGAAAAACTTAATCAACGATAAAATATAGGAGAATTAAAATGGATTCACGTTTAAAAAAATCATTATCAGCAGGTGGACGCGAAAATCGCGCGAGTCATGATTCAGTTCGTGAGGCACCCGAGGATACGTTCGTATCGTCCCAAGAGCGTCGTAAGATGTGGAAAGATGAATGGACACAAAGCGCACTACCCAACGTCCCTGGTTTGAAGGGGTGGCACTTGTGTTGGTTGTCGACTACTAACAGTTATGACAGCATCGATAAAAGAATTAGACTAGGTTATCAACCTGTAAAATCGGAAGAGATACCAGGCTTTGAAAATTATCGAGTAAAAGCAGGTGACCACGAAGGTTATATCGCGTGTAATGAGATGTTATTGTTCAAGATACCCGAAGACGTGTATCAAGAAATTATGACTCATTTCCACCACGATGCTCCTCAAGATGAAGTGAACAAAGTTCGCGTTCAAACTGAGCAACAGCTTGGCGGTCGAGATAGCAACGGAAAACCCCTAGGTCAAATTGAAGGTGACGGTATGGATAGTTTAGACAAACCGAAAGCTGCGCCTATTTTTTAATAGCGCAGATTTATAATAACTTAGGAGTAATTTATGTCAGCAACAAACGCTCCGTTTGGTTTACGTCCTGCGTTCCATCCTTCAGGTTTGGATCGTGCTCAAGCACTCGCAGGCGGTATCCCAAGCGCATACAATACTGACATTCTAAAAGGCCAAGCCGTACTATATGTAGCAGGCTCAGGCACGATTGAACCCGTAAATGCCACAGGAGACGCTCTCTCAGGTGCATTTGCAGGTGTAGAATGGACAGATACAACAGGTAGACGTCGCGTATCAAACTATTGGCCTGCTAACACAGCATACCAAACAGGTTCATGCGTAGCGTATTTTTATAACGACCCTAACATTGTTTACGAAATTCAAGCAGATGGTTCAGTAGCTCAAACATCTATCGGACTAGACGCTAATCTTTCAAACTTTGCAGCAGGTTCTAACGTAACAGGCTTGTCACAAGCTACACTTAATGCTTCAATACTAAGCACAGGTGTACAAGGTCAAGTTCAAATTTTAGATCTTGCACCATATGTTGACAATGCATGGGGTGATGCATACACAATCGTACGAGTACAAGTAGCTAGACGTCAAATCTCTGCTGTTGTACCTGGCATTTAATTTAAGGAAGGAATAAACCATGGCAGCTCCAATGCGCAGTACGGACTTCCGCAGTATCGTTGAACCAATCCTTAACGAATGCTTCGACGGAGTCTATGATCAACGTACCGATGAATGGTCACGAGTTTTCCGTGAACAAGAAGGTATACCAAGAAATTACCACGAAGAACCTGTTCTTTATGGTTTCGGTGCGGCACCACAACTACCTGACGGTACACCTGTAACGTACCAACAAGGTGGCGTGCTCTTCTTAAAACGCTATGTATACAAAGTATACGGTTTAGCGTTTGCTTTAACGAAAGTTTTAGTTGAAGACGGTGACCATATCCGTATCGGTCAAGTTTATGCTAGACATTTAGCACAATCATTGATTGAAACTAAAGAAACATTATCAGCTAACGTGCTTAACGTTGCTTTCAATGCTTCATACCCTGGTGGTGACGGCGTTCAATTGAACTCTAACGCACACCCAATCGTGAACGGTACAGCAAGTAATCTTTTGACTACTCCTGCTAACCTTTCACAAACATCACTTGAACAAATGTTAATTCAAATCAGACAAGCTGTTGACAACAACGGCAAGAAGATTCGTTTAGTTCCAAGACAACTTGTAGTTGCTCCTGGTAACATTTTCCAAGCTGAAGTGTTGCTTAAATCTGTTTTAAGATCAGGCACTGCTGACAACGATGTCAACCCAATTAAATCAATTGGCTTGCTCGATGAAGGTGCTGCTGTTCTTTCACGTTTAACATCATCTACAGCATGGTGGGTTCAAACTGATGCTCCTGAAGGCATGAAGCTTTTAATGAGACGTAAGCTTGAAAAAACTATGGAAGGCGACTTCGAAACAGACTCAATGCGTTATAAAGCAACAGAGCGTTACGATGTGGGCTTCACAGATTGGCGTGCGATGTACGGCACACCAGGTGTGTAATAGTTAGTTGTAAGTAGTAAATTATCTAGGGTTTCGGACTCGTTAGACTGACCTAGCAGACGCATACAAGACTAACGAGTCTATCTTTGTATGAAGGGAAATTAATCATGGCAAGAACAACGTTTTCGGGTCCTGTATATTCAGGTATCCCTGACAATATATTTGACAATACAAGCGGAACAACCGCATACGGTTTTTATACACGCGTAGAAATTGGCTCAGCGACAGGTACAAGTTTTGGTAGTTCAAGCTATCAAACACCAGGCGAGGCATACGGTGTATTCGGTCGTACACAAGGTGGTGCTCCATTTTCAACAACTCCAACCACAACATTCAATCATGTTGCAGGCGTAGCAGGTAACTTTGCAGTTATTGGCACTTACGCTAACAACGGTTTGATGGCAGGTGTATTAGGTATTGTTAACACAAACACACTTTCAGGCGACGCGGCTGTTATGGCGTTTATGGCAGGTGACTCAGGTACGACATTATGTCGCGCTGCTTTTGGTGTTGCAATGGCTCAAACAACTGCGGCTTCAGGCTTTACATACGGTCTTGACTTAAAAATGCAAGACATTATTGCCGACGGCGGTGGTCCTTCAGGCGTGCAACCATATAAGACTGCTGAAATTCGCTTAGCTAATGACGGAGCTGCTGCTCCTGTTGTTATTAAAGTGGGTAACTTTGTAGATGGCACGGCTTCAGGTGTAGGTAAAGGTTCATTAGGTATTGATTCAACTGATGGTCTTTTATTTGTTTCTGATGCTTCAGGCAATTGGCAACAGGTTACAGTCTAATGTTAATGCACAAAGATCCTGAAGTTCAATTTATAATTGAAACCTTAGAGCGACAAAGGGATCAAGCAGTCACTGAATGTGCTGTTCATTTTAAAGACAAAATTGATCTAATTAATAAAGTTAAAGAATTAGAACAACTTGTTGATGAAAAAAGCTCTGACAAGGTTTTACAATTAAACAAAAAAGGAAAGTAAAATGGGACAATTCAAACCTATGGTAAAAATGTTCACTACAGAACCTACCGTTGAGCTCAAACTCAAAAAAGGTGGTAGTGCTCATAAAAAAATGAAACACGGTGGTGATGCAAGTCACAAACCAATGCAAAAAATGATGGATGGCGGTGTTATGGGTGCACTTTCAGGTGCTACTCCTATCATTGCAGGTAGAACAGCGGCTCCTGTTGCTAGAGTTCCTGCACGTCCTTCAATGGCTTCACGTCGTAAAGCTATGATGGCTAAAGCTCCAATGGGTCGTCGTGTAATGAAATCAGGCGGTGATGTTGAGAAAGAATTAAAAGCTCACGCATCTAAACCTGCTTCAAAAGCACACGCAGGTCTTAACAAAGGTGGCGCATGCTACAAAGACGGTGGTAAAGTTGAAGCTACTAAAGGTGTTATTCCTGTATCAGCTTCTAAAAAAGGTGCAGAGAAATATGTATCTAACATCTCAACAGCTGAATACACTACTAAAACAAGTGGAAAAACAGGCGACGTTAAATACGGCAACGGCGGTGGTTACAAAACAGGCGGTGTTGTCTTAGGTAATGGTGGCGGTTATAAAACAGGTGGTGTAGCTCTTGGTAATGCAGGTGGTTACAAAAAGGGTGGCGCATCAAAAAAAGCATATGCTAATGGCGGAAGTGTAAATGACGAAGGCAAAGCCATTAGTATGCCTCAAGGAAACAAAAAGCCTTCAAGCCCTGTAAGCATCAGTAAGCTTTCAGGTACTTTCAAAAAAGGTGGCAATGTATCTTCAAAAGAGTTACAAGGCTTCTTTAAGAAAGAAAACGCAACCGCAATGAAAGAGTCTAAAGCCAAACTTTTAGATAAGTACTCTCCTTATCAAAAAGCAGGCGGTGGTCAAGTTAGTGATACAGAGTATGAAGCAGTCATGAAAGCTGAAAAAGCAGGTAAAAAAACTATGATTGATAAACCTTTAAAAGGTACGGGCGCTACTTCTAACAAAGAGCGTAAATACTCATCAGGTATGACTGACAGCGACATTGATAAAGTGATTGGCTCAAAAGA